CCCGGGATTGCCGACTGATTGCCGTTTAAGGCCAATCCTTCAACAAACCTCTCATCTAGCGGAATACCTTGTAACAAAGTATTCAACACGCTATCGTCATGCCGCTCAGTAGTCCGTATTTTATACAGATGTGTTAACAGAACGCCGATTGTATCGGTTTCTGAAACTGACGGTTCGTAGACAAAGACTTTAAACCTATACTGACCCTTCTTCGGAAGGACGGTACGGGAAGCAAAGCCAATGTCCCCGAATAGGCTCGGAACCTCGCTTATGGCGACGACCGAAGACCGCAACATGGCTATCACACCCTGAAGCTTTCCCTCAGGGAAGTCCTCCTGGTGATGATATTCATGGAGACGATTATGGAAGCTTACCCGCGATCGCTCGCAAGTAAGTGAATCCAGAAGACGAGCAGGCTTTATACTAACCCCATTCCAGAAGTATGCACCGCAACTCTCCCTAAAATAACTGGTAGAGAAACTTTTCTTCAAATTGACAGAAAAGCCGCAGTATTTGCACACCTCGGAATAACGTTCGTATAAAACTGTAGGGAGTATCACATCATCGCCATAAACAGAAATGTCGTGATGGTCAACTCCGGCTTCATCAGCTACCGCAAGTGCGATAGCATAGAAGATCATGGTCTCAAGTTCGAATGTGTATCCGTTCCCCATGGAGGAGAACTTCTCATACTCAATCAAGCTACCATCTACATAACCTCGGGCCGACCTTAAGGCATTTAAAACCTGGAACCAGTGGAACGGTAACAAGTCTAAAATGAGTCGGGAAGATATCGTGTCACTAGCCGATGAAAAATCCACCGTCGCTAGATCACGATAATAAGAACCGCGGCGACTTAGCCGCTGATTCCTTCCTTGGTCCTGAAGGTCAATACTCCATTTCGATAGACGCTTACGAATCATAGTCCCTACGCCCTTCTGGAAGAAGAGGTTCAGGCTAGGTTCGACCGCAATAACGCGGTCTGTTTTTGCGTTTTTCGGAACGGTTATAACTCTGTTGCCTTCGTATACTTTCGGCCTAACCGCCCATAAGGGGCTGGCTCGCTTAGTAAGGAGAAGCGAAAGGTTATAAAACGTAGGTGTAACTTCACCATGGTGGTGAAATTTCTCAAAGAGCGTCTGATTACCCTTACGTAAAGTAAGCGTAACGCCAGGGCCCCACCCGCTTGAGCTCACCAACTCGTCGGCGTCGAAATCACCAAGAATAGCTGTTATTTTTCTAGAAGCGGCATAGATTAAGCCGTTATAGTCAGGATTACCCTGAGACAGCCGGACATTGGTATAACGACAAACCTCCTCGCAAGCATAGAAGCCTTTTAAGGCCACCGCTTTTCGATCGATACCAGTTTGTAAAAACCGGTTCTTCCGAAGCAACTCAGTTGCGCAGTAGGAATCTCGTGCTGTAAAAAGGTCGTTATAATCAAATGGGTTAAACTCCATATTGACGACCTGCTCATACTCCATAGCATCAATTAATATTTTGATGGTTAAAGCGCGAGCACAGTTAAGAGAGGCGAGGGTGTCTACGATTACTCGGTAATCGATAGAGGAAAGTGACTTTCCTGGATTCTTCTCAATCATACAATCAATCTCTAAGAGGTTTATTTTGTGAAGGACTCGGAGCGGTTAGTAAACAGCTTCGAAGTTTTCAAAGGCAGCAACGACGATTGCGTCGGTCATCAGGTCGGCTGTGAAAGCCCGAGCATTTTGACGGTCGGTAAGCGCGGCGTTCTTTGGAATAGACGCATCGATATTAACGATGATCTCGTCTACCTTGAGACCAGTAACGGTATCAATGATTGGAATAACGACCTTCTGTTTCGAGCGGACTTTCGTCGCTTTACCAGTCGGTAGTGTTGTGGCGCTGCTTACTTGCACTCGGTTGTCGAGTGTAGTACCAGCGCCCATCCAGTTAGCCACTCCAGTGCTAGCATTGATGCTAACGGGTGACATGGCGGTTTCGGTTCCAGCCTGATTTTTCAGGTTGAGTACTGCGAGAGCAGGCATAATGCCTCCAATAGGAAAGTCAGAAATATACTGACGGGTTAAGGTTTCTTGATGTCTTTATGCATCTGAACCGCAATAGCAAGGACGTTAAGCCCCCGAATTGGATTTGATTGCACAAGCTCAAGCTTGGGAGTCGGCATCATGGGGAACTGATTCTTTGAAAGAACAGTTCTTACACACGAACCGAGAGTCTTGCGATACGGAAGGTTGTTTAAACTTTCCGGCAACCTATACACCGATGAAGGTGAATTAGGGTTGTTAGACTGAAAATCTATCCACGTTTTATTTATGGTAACAGTCTTCCATCCATAAAGGAATCCGTACTGTAACGCTGACTGGGAGTTAAGGAAACCTCCCAGATCATAGAACCAATCAAGCATAAACGAAAAGGGAATCAGCTGATAGCCGACCCCGATCGGGTTTGTTAGGTTCATTGCTGCGTAGCGCTGCGAGCCTTTAAGGTCCGCAGACATAATTACACCGTAACGGACATCGAACCGATATTCAAAATTAGATATCCACTCTGACATTTTGTCAGCCACTGGCCCGTAAGGGTACATAGGCATAGAGAAAGATTCTTTTTTGGTGTAGGTTCGGATGCCGTACTGATTTGGTAACTCTGAAAGAGAAACCACATCGTTAATAAGCGGCGTAATCCCATAAATATATGTCAGCCATGCTTTAGAAGCGAAGTCAGCGGGGGCTTTAAGCCGTCCGAGGAGTCTCGCTTTATCGCGTTTTAACAGGTCGCCTAAGAAATCGGCCCCTGCGTTTGCTAAATCTCTCAGCATCCGCAGTGACTCTTTACTTTCACCGACCATGGTGCCAACATCAGGAAACCGCGAAGCGACTCTTTCGTAAAGTCCCCTTAGAGCTGCGTTCTCTACGTACGACCTCATTGAGGAAGTAACATCGTAGTTAATAACAGTGAAGGGTTCTCTTTGAGAAAAGTCAGCGTCGTAGTTATCAACAAACTTCCCGCGAAGAGCTCGATTAGCAGACGTTTCCACAAGTAACGAGGACCCTATAGAAGGGTTCTTGAACACGAATGAGAACTGTCTGGCTTCAAACGAGATTTCGTCCGACCACCGCGTGTTAAGCGGATTTGGCTGTAGGATCCCTTTCATTCCTTTTGGGAGTGTGGCGGATCTATAGCTATAGTTAGGACGAGGGACAGTGATAAACTGTTGTTTGATGATGTGAACAATATAATATTGTTTTCTCCTGTTGTGTCTAGGCCCAACCCAGCGGAACCGACGGACTGGAATCGCTTGAGGACCCACATGAATACGAACCGTTTTACCGTCTTTTGAAAAAGAATATCTTTCATAGCCAGGAACAGTTGCGTTATCATGAGTGTGGTTTCCTCCAGTACGAACCAGATAATTGTCGGGGTAGTTACGGCGAAAAGACTCCACGTAATCCGGAAAAGGTTCTACTTTGTTAAGAGTGGAACGCGGCCAATTAGGCCAATTCTGGGTCATGTAGCCCATCGCTATACCTCCGCTTGTCTTAAGGTTTAAACCCGGCCGAGGCCAGGGTGAGCAG